CAGCCTTGCAACACCAAGTTGTTCTTTAGCTAAAGGATCTGCGAGCTTGGATAAAGCAAGAGCTGTTTGCTTGGTGATATCAACATCACCAATGCCTGTAAAATCGTATGTTCTTTTGGCACCTTCTGGACCGTATTTAATTTCAGTGCCAGATCTAGCGGCTTGTTCTAATGCACGAATGAAAGGATATTGCTCGGCCTGAGCTTTTATCGCTTCGGCAGTAGAGGCAGCAAGGTCCGGCGGTTTGTAACTTGGGCCGCACATTTGCGGCTGACCCCAAGGAATGCAGGAGTAATCTTTAGCCCAGTCATCTTTGGCAAACAGCATTACGCTGTGAGCTAGAACCCTTGATGTATTAAAATCTATATTCATACTCCTCCTTCAAAAATCTCGGTTTTCCAAATGGGATTATATCCAAACTTCTTCATATATGAGTTGTATGGACTATTCTCATTGCAAGCTATGAAATACTTAGGAAAACCTTTTGTCTCCATAATAGAGTCATATACACGTTTAAGGTGCATACTGTCTCTGGCAGACACTTTTTCGGTGTGATTCCAAAGAAGCAGGACAGGCACCCTTCCAAAAGATGACGCACCAATGATCTCGCCATCTCTTTCAACCACATGGGTTGGGTGAATGATCGAGTCGTTGTTTGCCCGCGCAGCTTGAAGAGCTTGAGACTCTTGCTCAAGCGTTTGTATCATTCGTACTCTCGGGAAGGCGTTCATTGTTGGGGTCTGACCGAATCGACGAATCCGGAGAGAATGGTGGATTGTAGAGACAAGCGACCAGCGTCTGCGGTTACCTTGAATTGCAAAGTATTCCAGCGGCCTTGGCTTATCAGGTTGTAAGCCTTCAGGAACTTCTGGCTTGAGGTGATCGCCAGCGCGGAATCGAGCGTAACGAATGTGTCCGACATATCTTTGGCCAACGACACTGCGGCGGTCGTGGTGGCGGTAGTGTACGGGTTATCGAAGGCGAACTGAACGCTGTACCCGATCTTGTCGGGAATGGGTTCGTTGAGGTTGTAAGCCTTAGTTATAACCGTGGATTCGTAATTCGCACCGCCATCGGTGTACGCGGAGCTTGAGACCGGCGACAACCGGCTGTTTGGGAGGTAATCGTTGAATGACCAGACCTGGCCCGCTCCCGCTGATACCGAGACGATATCGCCGGCAAACATGAGGACGGGTCCAAATGTTGAGAATGAGGTTGGAATGAAGTCGTTTACGATCCAGTTGTCCCAATAACCAAGCCAAGAGCGGGCCAGTGAGTGGTAGACGATGACCGCGTTGTTCTCGTTGAGCGCACCTTCGAGGGCGATATTGAGGCTGTTCTCGGTCAGGAGCGCGTACTCGGTTTCGATTCCGAGGATCGCTGGTTCCTCGGCAACGAACGGAACAGCCAACAGATAGCGGTTGTTCCAGAATACACCGTCGCAGAGATCGAGCTTGGTCTTGTCGATGCGACTGATGAGGTCGTTGATCGGGCTGGAGAGCGCGAGACCTACGCTAGTCTGGGTACCGGCTTGGATCTGCTGGAGAGATCGGATGCCGTCGCGGGAGAAGAAGAATACGTCAGGACCAACCGCGGTAATGGACCGGTGCGATGAGCAGCCGATATTGCCGCTGATGAGTGATATGGTCCAATCGGCAGCATCCTGCGTAGGATCGGCATTTACGCTCCAAATAGAGCGTTCCTTGAAGACGATGAGTTGATAACCAAACCAAGAGTAGAGTCCCTTGATGGGATCGCCATCGCCACCGATACGAAGAGACCCGAGAGGATCCCAGGATTCGCCATCGAGGATATCCGAGAAGTAGAGGGTATCGGGCTGGATGGATGTATCCGCGGAAACTGCGAACAACCGATTGGTATGGGTGGTGAGAAAGATCGGCTTGGCAGGAGGTGTGAGCGATACAAAAGCTACAGCGTGAGATTGATTTGCTGGCGAAACACTAACGGTTGGAGCGGTGACATAACCGCTGCCGGGATCGGTGATCGTTATGAATACGAGATTACCATCGTTGGCAACAACAGCGGTTGCCGTAGCCGTGATTCCGCTGGGAGGCGCGGAGATGGTTATTGTGGGGACAGAGTTATGATTCGATCCCTGCCTGATGATATCGATGCGGCTGATCTTGCCGGCTGTAGTGGAGCTGTTGAGGTTCGCGCTTGAGACGTACTTCAGCGTTCCTAAACCGTCCGAATAAAACAATTTGTCATTTAATTGCGCAAAATAGACGTAGGAAGCGGCAGCGTTGAGCGTTGATCCCGAAATCAGGTTGTAGGAAACGCCGGGTGACCCGTAGTAGAGGCTCTTGGTGGAGGTGCTAAGGTCATTAACAGCGATGACGAGGCGTTCGGATGCGGCTGTATCGAAGTAAAAGCCGGACAATACCGTCGCGTTGATGGGAAGATTGCTGCCGAAGTTGGAAGTCGTTGACTCCCAGTTGGTGATGATGTCTTCCCAGTTGGCGGTGATGCTGTTGCCTGCCAGTGAAACAGCTCCTAGACGAGTGACGAGATTACCGAAGTCGTCATAATCCATGTTGATGGCCGATTCCATGCTGGTTGCAGGAATGCCATCGGGACGAGTGGCTGAAATTACGCCGGTCGAAAACCCAGTGCTTCCATCCAGAAGCATCTGGTCATCGAGAGCATCTGAGGATTGGAATGGCATGGCGGATTACAGGATGTCTTGGAACGTGTAATCGTACAAGCTATCTGGGATGATGCGGCTGATTTGCTGTTGTTGGCCGCGTTCCATGTCTTTCATGATGGAGACCTGAGCGGCTCCTTCTTGGAACTTGGCTTGGGCTTTACCGTACTGCCGGGAGTATTCGAGGAGATCGCCTTCAGTGTAGGCCATTAGAGCGTTCTCTACGCCTCGCAGCTCGAAGTTGGTATCGTTGGAGATGGTGACCGCCTCACCGAACTGCCGCATCTGCGACTGTTTCTTGGCGAGGATGAACAGGGTGCCATCGGCATTGGGCGTGGGAACGAGCTTGATGCGGGGAACGCCGGCCTCGCCATAAGCTCCACCGATCAATCGAGTCCAGTTAACGAAGTTGCCGGGGGTGGATTTACGGCTATCGACGTTGTTCCAGGTGTTGGGATCGAGCTGGAAGAACGAGACCCATTCCGCGGCGGGAACCTCGATGCCATCGGTATCTCCGGTGACCGTGAAGCGGATGGCTACGGGGAAATCGATGAAGGTGTTGTAACCGGTACCTGAAGCGTAAGCGGATGCGACGTAATCCGAGAGAGTGATCATCTCATCGCCGGCGGTGACCGGATGAGAGATAATGCCGAGGGTATCGTTCCACAGGCAGGAATCCCAGATCATCGAGTAGCGGCGGATACAGAACTTCTTGGCCAACGCGATGGTGGCCGAGTCTGTGAACGACAGCTTGTCGCAAGCCGCCTGAGCCGCTTCGGAGGGTTTCATGCGAAGTATTCTTGCAAGGTCATTGAGGAACTGACTCGGGCAGCGGAAGATGAGTTTACCCCTGCAACCACATCTGCATAGGTCTTGTTAACCCACATTGACGGGAACGTAGCACCAGTTGCATACAAATGGATCCTGTAAGTAACAGCAGATGCAGATGCTGGTGAATCAAGAATCTGGATAAACTGATTACTAAAGAATTCAGAGCTATAAGAAGCACCAAGTCCAGTGAACGGAGCAATACCGTACAAGCTGGAACCAACATTGTTAGACCCAATCTCTACGTTGTTACGAGTAACTCTGAATGCTGCAAACTGAGGATTGTTTATGGTAGTATAGTTTATAGCTATAGAAACCAACACCGTTGAAGCTATAGACCTAGGAGTAATCGATGTGGTAAGCACTGTTACTTCAGTGCCAGATCCAGTACTTGTAGCAACGAACGGACTTGCACCAGCGGTGGAGTCTTGATATAGAGTCTGTTTTACTTGAGGGGCAAAATATGTTCCGGCAACCACCTTAACCTTGCTGGAATCGCTTGCGTCAGTGATCAGCACCTTGTCGGTGGTAAAATCAACGACAACAGGGGTTAGGTTAGGAACCGTGATGTTGTCCGAGTTGAGGATCAACGTGTCGGTGCCGGCATTGCCCAACGTGGTGTTTCCGTTGGCTGCAAGATCACCGGCTAGCGTGGTCGCACCGGTCACCCCGAGGGTCGTTCCTACAGTAGCCGCTCCCGTAACAACAGCACTGGCCAACGTAGAGACTCCCGTGACTCCGAGGGTTGTCCCAACGGTAGCGGCTCCGGTCACGCCAACGCTTGCTAGTGTGCTTGCTCCGGTTACCCCGAGGGTGCCTGTAACAGCGGTGGCACCGGTCAGTGTGGAAGTTCCAGTGACCGCAAGGTTTCCTGGTACCGTGAGATTGCCGGTGAGCGTGGTTGCTCCGGTAACATTGAGCGCACCGCCTATGGTCGCTGCACCGCTCGTAGCGAGGCTTGAAAGGTTGGTAGCCCCGGTGACGGCCAAAGTACCCGCAATGGCCGTGTTGCCGCTTGCAGAGGCCACTGTGAGCTTGTTAGTGGCTACACTGAAGTCTCCGGTGGTATTGACTGCGGCGTTGGAGACTTGGAGTGCGGAGTCATTGCCACTGCCGTCGCTGATGGCTTTGAGCGATGCGCCTACGGTGGAGTTGTCGGAGTTCTTGAGTAGGCCAGTGTAGGTTGATGCAACGCTACTGCCTGTGAGTGGTGTTCCCATATCAGTTCTTCGGTAAAACGTACCAACCTGCCGGCAATACCACCTTAGATGGCCCCACCAGCTTCTTATCTTTGTCGAATCCGTAGACGCTGGCCGTTGTAGGCTTGGCCAGCATCACCGGATCACCGCTTGGCACCAGGACTACCCTGGTCATCTGGCAACCCAGGCAGGTCAGCAATGCGGTCAGCCAGATCGTTCTTGAGATCATCGGGAGCTTTGCCGTGTTGAACATCGGTGGGTGGTGTTTCGCGGAGCCAGTCGAGCAGGGCCTTGAGGATCTGGTAGATCCAGTTCACGGCTTAGGGGCTTCGGCTTCCTTGGCATCCTTGGCCCAGATCAAGCCAATGCCAGCGGTGACCGCGGCGATAGTGGTAGTCAGGTCGAGGTTGGTTGTCGGGTCACCGTCGAACAGGGCCTTGAGAGCCCCACCAACAGCAACGAGAATGGCACCGACACCGGCAAGAGTTGTTTTCGTGTTTTTCATTTGGATTTGAACAGCCTGTAGGCTCCGTAGATGGCGCAGGCTAAGCCAATGAGCGCGGTGATAAGCTGAACCCAGTCGGTAAGCCACGGAATAAACGAAACAGCGGTGGCACCTGCCGCTGCTGCTAGGCTGAGTCCAGGGCTGGTGCTGCTGTTCGTTGGTTCCATTACTCAGTAGGCTGGACGGCTTCAACCACCGGATTAGCCGCTTTGTAAGCCTCCACAACCGCCGGAGTCCACAGCGCATTGGCGATATTCACAACCTCGGTCGGCTGTCCTTCCAGCGAATCACCGGGATTCAGCGTATACTGCGAGGTAATCTCACTGCCAACAACCGCGCCATCGCTGTCGTAATCAATTCCAGTCGTGACGAACAGCGAGTTGTTCTGGTTTACCTGCACTGCGACAATATCAACTGGTACGATCATTGGATGGTGGGGCTAGGGGTTTGAGCGGCGGCGTAGGCTGCGACAGCGGCAGGAGTCCAGACAGCGTTGGCAATCGCGACAACCTGCTCGGGCTGACCAGCGAGGTCATCACCGGGATGCAAGCAGTAGCGGCGGAAGGTGGAGGCTTTGACAACCTCGCCATCGACGATCTGATCCGACAGGCGAACCTGAAGCGTTGTGTTGGGAAGAACCTCGCAAAGCGAGAAAATGGTGCGTTCTGTTAGCATAGGATTAGGCGACTTGGTAGGTGGCTGTAGTTCTTAAAAACCTAGTTGTTCCAGCGTTATGTGTTACATCTCCAAAAATCGCATTTGAAATGCTGGAAGCGAAAGCTATAGACGAAGAACTTAATGAAATCTCTCCAAATGGACTTCCTGTAAATGTTGCAATCGAATAAAAAGCAACAGGACAAGTTGCTAACAAATTTGAATTATTTGCAAATGGTAAACCAGCGATTCCAATAGTACCGGAAGCTCCAGTTGTAATTACATTTTCAAACCCAATCACAACAGTTACAATGCGGCCAACCTTAGTGTAACGTCCGGTCGAAGTGACAGCAATGGTTGGATTGGTAGTGGCACCAGTCAACGTAGCGGTAAACGTCCCCTCCTCGTAATCGTTCAGTAGCTCGGAGGTCATCGTTCCGCTGCCTTCGGTAGTCGCGGAGAAGTCGATGCCTTTGCCGGAAGTGCCAATAATCAGGTTGCCGTCTACGAGTTTGGTATGGAATCCAGATCGAGGAGTAATGTCGAGGTTGCCGCTTCCGTTGTATAGCAATGTTGCGCCTCCTGCTTGAGTGCTACCGAGCCTTAACGCAAAGTTGTCTGTGACACTAATCTCTCCGTTGACTGTCAGAACCGCAGTCGGACTGGCTGTGCCAATACCCACCCGATTATTCGTCGTGTCCACCTTCAACACGTCTGTATCCACCGTCAGGTTACCAGTCACTCCCAGCGTCGTCCCCACCGTAGCCGCGCCAGTGATGGTGGCGGAGCCAGCGGTGACGAGTCCGGCAACGGTCAATGCTCCACTCGCAGTTGGTGAAGACGAGAGGATGTTGTTGATGCTGATCTTCTTCGTGGTGCCACTTGCCGCCATCGTGGTATCGCTGACATCAACGATAGGGATAACGTCATTAGCCGGATCAGCGGCGGTCAACGCCGTCAGTGCTGTGATCTTTGTGTCTGCCATATTATTCTACGGTTAAAATGAATTTGTCGGATGCTTCGGTTAAAATGAGATCGGTGCCCTGCTCAGTTGCCATTCGATCGTAGGTGCCAAAAGACAACACGATCTTCCCAGTTCCATCCTCTTGCAGTACGAAGAACTCGTCTTCCTGCAATAGATCCCGGCGCACGATCGGCAGATCGGCGGGCGTGACGTTTCCGCCAGACCCACTTGAAGCCAATCGTGTTCCAAGAGCGAGTGTCACGGTTAGGAGCTGATGATTCCGTTGAACGCGACCACCTGACCACTGGAAATCTGGAAGCTCGTGATCGGCCCAGGAAGCGTAATGCCAGCGGGGATAGCCACTGTGGACCAAGAGCCGCTGATTCCATTACCGGTGATCGAAGTGAAAGTGGTGACGGCAATCGTGGTGATCGCAACGAATGGGCCAGTGGTCAACGCGGTAGAGGTCACGAGCTGGAAGCCCGCATTGCCCATCGAATACTCGGTTGCCAGATTAGATTCTATGCTCATATGTCCCAAATTTTACGGATCTGATTCTTGCTGAAAGTGCTTTCAAAGCGGGTACCCTGCCGGTCTTCCATCCGGCTAAAGCCCTGCTTTACCTTGTCCTTGAGTTCGGCTTCGCGGGCAAAACCGGTAACCCCGAAGCGGGCTACCGGCTGCCTCGTCCAGCGTTCACCCTTGATAACAAGAGAATCGGTTCCCATTGGAGCGATTTGCTCCAAGGACTTGCCTTTGTTCTCGAAGGTGTAGATCGGCATGTTAAGACTCCATCTCGCTGTCGTACTCGGAAACCATGTTTCGCATACCTTCTTCGTCCATTGGTTCCATTGATTCCTTGCCGGCCTTCTCGTATTCGGCGGGCATACCGTTCACGCTCTGGATCTCAACGTAAGCCTCACCATTTTCAAGCTTCTTGAGAATACCTCGAACTTCCTGTAGGACAACTTCATCACCAACCTCGGGGGAAGCCTGTTGGCCATCTTCCGTGTCAGTGGAAAGAGCCTCGACTGGAATCGCAATCATTGGCGCATTGTTGTCAGCCTCATCACATCCGCAAGCGGAATGAGAAGGGGCACCACCGATTTCTCGACGATGCCCCTTTGGGCCGACGGCAATCACCATGATGGTGGCCGTCTTGGGTCGCATATTACAGCGTGGTAGAGGTCTTCGTACGATGCACCAAGTACCAGACTGGGTTAGCAGTGGAGCCAGTGTTACCAGCGGCCAAACGCAGAGTAGCGAAGTACAACTTCACACCAACGGTGACGAGCTGGTTCAACGGATCGCTCTTATCGGGGGTATCGGTGATCACAACCTTCGGGGACAACGGATCATCACCGGTCAAGGCAGGGATACCGAACGACTCGTTACCGAAGAAGAACGAGGCGATGATGTCCTTGCTAACCGCCAGACCGCCACCCGCGGCGGTAGCCTGATAGATGAACTCATCAGCCGCAGTACCGGAGCCGGTGCTGACAAACGAGTTGGTCTGAGTGACAACGCGGCAACCGTAGATGGAACCCACCTCGCCCTTGTAGAACGGGGTACCCTTGTTGCCGTAGTTGGAAGCGTTCAACCAATCGGTATCGCGCATCAAATCACGGGTAACACGAGGATCGGTCGCCAAAACGTAGCCACCGTTGATCATCGGAGCGCGGTTACGCTTCAGGCGGGTCATTGAATCGAGGACAGCAGAAGCGGTCATCGTGGTGTTGGCGGCGGTCGTATCGCTGTTCAACGCGGAGAAGGTCTGAGTGGTCAGCGTAGCGGGGTTGCCGTACACCTTGATACCACCGGAACTTGCAACAGTGTTACAAGCATCTGAGTTATCGAACGTACCACCACCCTCGGCGGCGGAACCGATAGAAGAACCGCTCGCAGTGAGGTTAGATCCGATCAGGGTGTTACGAATGACCGAGTCAACCCAGAGGGCCATGTCCAGACCGGAGGTCTTGGTGGCCTGCTGGAGGGAGTTGAACAGGTCCGTAGCGCGGAGGATGTCGGTCAATCCGATCACCTGACCGTACTGAGCGAGGCTCTTGCTGAGGCTGTTGAGAACAAGGGAACGATAGTTTCCAGAGCTGATAGGAGTACCTTCAGAACTGATGGTCTGGACACCAGCAACGCTCGGCGCACCAAAGCGGAACATCGTGATGGCCTTGTTACCATTGTTCTTGGGGATCGGAGCCTTCATGGAGAACTGATCAAGAATCGTCTCCTGTTGGACGATCGAGAGAAGCTCCTTGCTGAAGAAGTTCTGGAACTGACTGGTTAGCGTGGTTGAAGTAGTAATGCCTGCCATATTTTAGTTGTGGTTGTGCTATTGGTTGCTTTCCCGGTCGAACTCTCGTGTCGCTCGAATGAGCGCATCCCGTTGCTCCTTCATGGATAACCGCGAGAAATCTTTCTCCTCGGTCTTAAGTTGTCCTGCCGGAACGCTTTTACCAATGGCGGTCTTCTGCTGGAGCTTGTTGAGCTGTTCTTTCAGAGACTTATTCTCGGCTTCTACAGACTGATATCGACCCGCAGTATCTTGGAGCTTCATCAATTCTACCGCATGGGCTAACCCATTGGGCAGCGTTGTTAAGATCGGAATGCGCTGCAACAACTCAACCGTTCGCTTGTACTCGTTACTAGACTGATCCTTCAACCAAGTCTCTTTCTCGGACAACTTGTTGAAATTATCTGCCCATGTCCTCGTAAAGCGTTCCTGTTGAACTTGCTGCTGCTTAACACTCACGGTCTTACGGACGCCATCAGCCTTGGCTCGCGCTGCCTTGGCCAACTGAGAGTCACCATCCGCATCGAATTCCTTGGCCGCAGCCTCGTAATCCTCAGCAGTGTAACCCTTCTCGTCCCGAAAAGAATTGGTATCAGCAACCGTGGATTGCTCCCGTTGCTTGATCCACTCTTCCCGTTCACGCTTCACCGCCTCGCGCTCGGCCCTGATAGCCTCCTTCTCAGCGTTGATTTGTTCCCAGGTCTTGGTCTTTCGATTCTGATCCTGGGCGAATTTGCTCTTCTGATCCTTCGGCTTCTCCTCCTTCTGCTTGGCCTTGGAATCGGTCTCTGACTTACTGCTCGTGCCTACATCATCTTGCTCGCGGTTATTAACCTCTTTACTGGCACTCCCCTCATTGGAGGAATCTTGCTCAACCGAAGCTGACTCGTTTTTATTTTGAGTCTGCTCCCGTGGTTGGCTGTCGATATCGACACCAGCATCGTGATCATTGGCCAAAGCGAGCATCGCATCGGCACTCATTGTTTCATCTGACATATTGTGCTTGTATTCGTTTGCTGGTCCGCACAGACGCAGCAACCGCAACTTTGATCCTATGTATTCGTGACAGAATCCGGATCATCTTCCTGTCCCGTAATTGATTCTCGGTCGGCCATCATCTCGATGACCTTCACAAGACTGGCCTGACCCATTGCAAATCCAGAGGAGTATTGCAAATGGTTTCTGTCCGTAATTGCAGAAGCGTTCTGCATAAGAACAGTGTTCAGGAGAGCGTCCTTGAACTTTTTTCCGGTCTCGCTCTTGAAAAAGTTATTGAGGGTGGTCGCGTCATCCCTGTTCCAAGGAAGCGCATCGACCCAGCATTGATGCCGGCCAAAAGTCCATGCGGCGCGGACTCGTGAAATGAGTGAAATCATCACTTAGCCTTCTTGCGACCGGCTGCGGCGCGGCGCATGAACTCTGCGGCCCCAAGATTCTTGCGACCAATGTATGCCGCGAGAGCTTTGGGATCATCCGCGCCCTCCTTCTTGAGTTGCGTTGCCAGTTTGCTGAACTTCGATTTCTTTTTCATAAATCTACCATGCCCGACATGACCAAGTTCTAGGTTTCGTAGGATCTTTCGCCGTATCGCAGTTGTGCCTCGCTCGGAAGCTCTTGCGCCGCTCCGGATCGTCCTTCTTAACCTCCATATTGGGATCACCAAAACGAACCTTGATCACCGTGCCCTTCGGATTGCGGACGTACACCGCTTTCTTCTTGGACTCGCCCGGTGTGTAGAAAGGTTTGCCTAACGATACTTTCTTTCCTTGGTACTCGGCCATATCAAGATTGGAATAGCGGTGAATCCTGCAACTCCTTGATGTTCTCCTGCCTCTTAGCCTTCTGGAACCTGATCTTCGGTGCTACACCCTCCTCAAGCTGCTCCATTAACGGAGCTTGGGGCTGGGATTGCACCGGAATCGAGGTCAAAACGGGCTGAGGCTCCACAATAATAGCGGTCATAGCGTAAAATTCTCCGCACCAATCGAAATCCAGTACAGTGGGCCAGCAAGTTGGCCTACTGGTGGGCGGAAACCGCCGGCAGGTCTTGTCGGAGGCTCGATATCGGCAATCTTTGCAGGTCATAGCTTATTGAACCATCTGCGGCTCTGGTACGGCGGGCGGCATCGGCATTTGGGGCTGCTGCTGCTGCAACAAACCGCTGCTGGTCAGGAACTTCTGGATCTCAGCCCGCAATTTCCGCGCTTCATTGGTAGCCACCTGCTCGTACCCCTGCAACAGGCTGTCAATACGCACCATGAACGCATTCTTAGAAGCCGGACTGAACTGCTGACCCTGTTGAATGGCGCCATTCAGGTACTGCATCAGCACACCTATACGGCCCGCGAAGTTCTGACCCGGTTTAGCCGGCACCGGGATGCCGATTAGCAGTGTCGGGATCGTCTTGGTCTCGTCCTCCAGCTCATCCTGCTGCTTCTGACCTGGATCCCGTATCAGTTTTTTGATCAGGCTCGGGTCATCCAGCTCCATAATGCTCTTATCCAGCTCCACCTGATCCACCCAGGGGCTGTTCTGGAAGAGTTGCTTACGGTTAATGGCCTGCTGAACCATCATCTGCCGGCTGACCATGTCCATACCGCCCTTCGGTTCCAGCTCATATTGATCGTGCAATGCCACCGGATCCGCATCCAGCGAGTCCTCCGCGAAGCGGTATCGTAAACTCTTGGAATCATACTGAACATAAAGTCCCCAAGCTTGCCGGTACATCTTGCCCAGTGCCATACGGAATAGTCGCGCCCGCAGATCCCCACTCTGCATGGCCTGAGCATTGATACTCTGGATCTCGGTCGCCGTCCGCCGGTCACTACCCCCGCCCATCGCACTACCCATCGCGTAATCCGGACTACCGATCCGGTTCTCCGCCACCGCCCGAGTCTGGTTCAGCTCCTGATCGAAGCTCACCGGGGGCTGCGGCATCTGGACCGGGGCCACGCCATACGGCAAGATTTGCCCGGGTGAGAACCGCAAGTTGATACTGTTCGGCAGCTCCCGTTCCGCTCGGAATAGCGGGCGATTATAGAGCGTCATCGCATCGTGTTTGTGGTTCCACATCGAGGTCATCGACAACTCGAACGGAGCCAGGATCTCGCACACGCCCCGCGGGCTGAACCATCCCTTGTCCTTGATCTCATACGGGAAGTCCACGAAGGGACATTGGCCATGATCATATGGCAACTCCATCGGATCCCGCAGATCCATGTCCACTGCCGCGGGGCTATACAGGTAAACCTCCCACACCCCGTCATCCCGCTTCTTGTACACCTCCCACACAATCACCCCATCGGTATTGCTCGTGTAAGTGATACCCTCACGAAGTTGCTTTGCGTCTTCCTCGGTCGCTGCCCCTGGCACGTTATCGTCCTGCTGCGGATTACCCCGAATCTTCTCGATCGTCTTGGAATCGCTCTTCCACCCGAACTGCCCAGCCATCCGCTTGTACGCCCCCACACTCATCGGCATCACATGCACCGCCCAATCTGCATCCTGCAAATCCACGGTGTATGCCGGCACAATAAAATACATCGGGTCAATCGCCTCAAACCCCACTCGCTTATCACCGGGATTCCAGAAGCACTTGATCACCCCGCGCCCGCTCATCAGCGTGTAATCCACCCAGCTCAGGACTTCGTCCGTAAAGTTCGTCTTGTCCCGAATCTTATAATTGAACCAGTCCTCCGCCACCTTCGTATACGCATTCAACTGCTGGCGCATCGGAACAAAGCTGGCCACAACATCCATGCCCAACGCCTGCTGGAGGAACAGCGGCTTGAGCTTCTCGATCGCCGTATCAATGAGCGGCCAATGCAGATCCGCGGCCTTGGGCCAGGGCTTATTGGTACGTCGCAATCCGTGATGGCGTAACTCATACCACCGCGTCTGCCTTATCTCCCACGGGCTTCGCTGGGCAACAGCCTCAACAATCTGGCCCTGCAACGAATTCCGCTGTTTGTCGCTCATCATAAATGTATACCCCTCTTCCTACCCGCCAACCTCGCATCCAGCAAGCGAAGACCCAGTTTCCTCCACCGGACCTATCTCATCCTCCATCCTTTCAAGCAAGCTCCTTCCATCCTCACCCAACGCTTTCAGGTACTCATCCATCCGCTTCCCGCCACCACCGCAAAACGCCAGCACCATAGCATCCGCCCGATCCGGACTATTCACCCCGCGGGATCGTAACTCGTCCTTACCCTCCAGCGTCAGCTTCCCCTTACCATTAGTCCGTACCTTCCTACTCACGAACTGCTGCAATAGAATCTCGTCCGTTCCCACAGGCCCCAGATTCACCTTCGCTTCCTCCACCATCCGCCCAAACTCGATCCACATCTCCGCCGCCCTATTCACGAACTGATCATCCCGAATGGCCCGCTCACCAAAGTTAACCCGCCGCACATCCCAACCCTCGGAGCGGAGGGCATCACACATCACAACCCCCATACCGCCCACATCCGCATAGATATCCGCCGCCTTCAGATTCCACTTCCTGAACTCCGCTATGAACCTACCCACACTGGCCATCGTGTCCTTATCCCGCCACCGGACCAGCCCCTTAACCGTATTACCTTGGCGTATGACGAGGACACTCTCATCACCACCAGCCGAGAAGTCACAACCCGCGGTCAATGGCTGACCCTCCGTATCCTCCTTAGGTGGGCCACTAACCACCCTCTGCCAATCGATCGTCTTTACCGCCGTCAAACTCCCATCGTCCTCCATGAACTCCGCGTAGATCATCGATCTCACAAGCGGATGACCCTCGCCCCATCTGGCGAACTGATCATCAATCCACTCCTTCCGGATATGCGGACAATCGAAAGCCGTCACCGTAAAGGTATTCCACTTCCCATCGTTCCGCCGGAACACATCGTAGAAATAGCCGGAGGAGCCCCCGGGGCTACTCATCAACAGAGTCCGCGTTGGCTGGCACCGTTCCATCGACTGGAATATACCGTCCGGTACCGCCTTCGCCTCATCCACAATATACAGCAAATCATTGCTCGGACCCTGCACATGCCAGCCCTCCGCCTTCTCAGGATTGCTCGCGCTGAACCCTATGCATCTACTCACCAGCTCCTGACCATCCACCTTCTTCGGGTACACATACCGGATCTCTCCATCCTTGATCGAGAATCCATTCTCCTCGCCACCCAATCCATTGATCATCTTCCGAAGATGCGGCCACAGAGCATCGGCCACCTGTCGGTACACACCAGCCGTACATACCACCAAGCTCCCAGGCCAGCGGAGCATGTGCCAGACAACCGCGCTCGCGGCTACCATGCTTGTCTTGCCAGAACCATTCGCGGCCTTGAGTGCTACCTTGGAATGCTTCTCGTTCAACGCTCCCAGCACCTTCTCCTGCCAAGGATAGGTGTCGCGAAGCCCCAACATCATCTTAGGGAAGTTGGCCAAATGTTGTGCCTCCTCCAGGAGCTTACGCTGCTTCCATGCAGGGATATGCGAACCCATTCCTAGTGAAGGGGATTTCTTCCGTTTAATTTGCTTGACACTCATAAAATTGGGTTGGGTGGGGATGGGGGGTATAAGGTATCACCCACCCCCCTCCTGGGTGGTCCCCCGCCCCCGTTGTCCTATTACCATATCCGCCATCCGTATACCGCTATTGCTATTGCTTATCCTATTTAGATTGCCCGCCAAAAGCTCCTAGTAAATTGCCGCTAACTGATAGTTCCTTACCACCTTTACCAGTATGCTCTAACGAGGCGCGGGCTACGTAACCGCGAGTACGCTCGAGCAACCATGCGGATCCTTGCCAGCCATTACCGCATGATCGAACGACTGAGGTAAGGTCATATTCACCACGAGTCCTGGCCGCTTCGATGGCTTCCTTCCTTTCCGGATATCTCAGCAAGTATCGGTTGAAAGTCTTGTCACTCATTCCGGAAAGGGCCCAAAGCCTTTCCATCGGGAGTCCGAGCGATGCGGCATCTAGGACACGTGACCAGTCGGCATCTGCGATAGTCTTGGGATCAGGCCCGTTTTTTTTAGGTGCATCGGAAGGACGTTTTATGGGCACTTTCCCCTTTCCCCCTTTGACCAGGACATCACCCCCCTTTGCTTTCATCCCTTCCCCGATAAACTTTCTTTCCCTTTCTGTATTCTGTCGTTGACTCCCGTCGCATCTCGTTGCATTCTCCCCCCGTGAACCGATCATTGGTTCCCTCTCAAATCATGAAACTTAAACCCTTCCTAACCGCCCTCGCGATCCTCATCGGAGCGTTCCTCGTAATCTCAGCCCTCGCGCTCTGCGTTGCAGAGTTCCTAGTCGGAGGTGTCCTTTGAACCTAATCCCACAAACGGTTACCGCCCGAATCTTCGAAGATGTCGGTGGATACTATTTTTGCTCTTCGGCTTCCGCTTGTTTGGACGCCCGCGGTCGCTTTTTCCGCTCTCGGGCGGAAGCTCTTCGGGAAGCTTACCGTTCAGGATTTACCCATGCTATCGGTGGGTATCGGCGCAAGGGTGGAAAAATCGCTTCTCAAGTCTCCCTTGAATCATGGGATCATCTAGATCACACCCGCGCTCTTTCCGTTCGGATTGAAGGAGGGGCCCTTTGAACGGATTCATTCTCCACGAGGATCACGACCGCGTGATCATCGCCACCGGCTTCAATCACCCCTCCGACAACCGGAAAACCGGCGACATGATCCAAATTTGGATCCTAGTCCGTTCTGTGAGTCCCACGGAAGCGATCCGGACGGGACTTGACCGGCTTATCTGTGGATCTTGTGTCCATCGCGGACACGAGGTTGACGGTCGCTTCGGTGTGGAAAGGACATGCTACGTAAATCCCGGGCAGGCTCCGCAAGGTATCTGGCGCGCTTGGCGTGCGGGCAATTATCCTCCCTTGCGCTCCCTTGAAGCTTTCGTGGGCCGCAAAGTTCGCTTTGGAGCCTACGGCGATCCGACATGGATCCCCTTATCCCTTGCGCTTGCAATTGCGGGTGTGGCTTCGGGGTGGACAGGCTACACACACCAATGGCGCAAGCCATCGCTCCAAGGATGGAAAACCCTTTTGATGGCCTCCGTTGACTCGGTCGCGCAACTCGTGATCGCTCGGTCACTCGGGTGGTCTACTTTTCGCGTGGGCTCCGAAGCTAGTGTGGGTGAAAACCTTTGCGCTTCCGATCGCGACGGTACGCCATGCGCCGTCTGTCTTCTCTGTGCGGGTGCTCGCGGCGGTCTCGAGTCTGTCCACATTCCACCCCATGGAAAGGGTGCAACGCATTTTCTCGAAGCCTGAATTTTCCGGAGGATCCATGGGGGAAACTCCGTGGGTTCTGCGGGCAATTTATGCCTAAGCAAAACCATATGAAAGACATCCTTGAAACGTTCAAACGCAATGCCGACCGAGAAAGCCTGAAATCCTCCGTGGGCCGGGCGATTTTTTGCCCACGCTGTGAAAACCTGATGGACTATCGTCGCGCCGTTGAATTTTCCGTCTGGGAAAACGAGACTGGCAAATGCGCCACCGTGCGTGCGATGTGCGCGCCATGCTGGGATGGCGTGCGTGAACTGGTCACGAAGCCCGGTGTGAAGTATCGGGTGGATGTGATCGACGGAAGGAAGCTTAAGTGAAGCCCTTACTTCGTGTCCTAGGGTATCTTGCCCTTTGCCTGCTATTCACCCTCCTGCTGGTCATTAGTGCCCTTGCCGGGAACGGTAAGTAAACCCAAGCCATTCACCACACCCCGTAGGTTCAACCCTGCGGGGTTTTTCTTTGCCTCGAGGGTGTGGACACCCGACACCCGCCTTCCTTCCTTCCTAGGCCGCTTGCCGCTTGCCGCTTGTCTAACAGTAGGCCATCGGTTTTTCCTTCCTTCCTTTGCCCATAGTCTCGGTTCCTGATTTAACACTAGGCGACCAGGATACCCCCCTAGGACATCCAATGTCCGACCCCGCTATTGGCCTTGGACATCCCGTGTCCGACCCCGTTACACCCGTCCAGGATCCCGCCCATGTGCGCCCCCCCCAGGCATCGAACCTCATGGTGCGGTATTCGGGATTCTCCATACGCCATACGGAATTCGGAATTCGGAATTCCAGAATCGGGAATCGGGAAATCCGGAATCATGGTGCGGTCGAGTAGGCCAATCCAAGCGGTCCTGTTCTAAGCGGTCCAACCCCCGTTCCGCTCCCTACACTCCATCCAGCCATCAAACCCTCTCCTAGACCCCTCCAAGCTCCAGCAATCGACATCCATATCCATCCATCACAACCGCCTTATACCCGATACTTCGTAATCAGTAGAGGGTCATTCAAAAACTGCAGCCGCAGCGTGGGGGCCTTCAAAGCCCCCGAAAAGCTTGCGGCGTAAGCAGTTTTTAACTCCCTAGTAGAGGGAGTGTGAATCTCCCTCTAGGGAGAGTAGTAGTGGCTATGGTAACTCTTTGGGGTGCACTGCAAAATCAACATTCCTTTATCTTGACGCTGGATCGTCCATGACGCAATTTGCTCTTGCTATGAGTTATCTGGACAATGGTTCCACGCTTCGGTCGATGTTCCGACTGACGCCCCCGCAACGCCATGACATCGACCCGGCTAAGTCCGAGGTTCTGGCCTACATAATGTCGAATCTCGCCTGTGAGCTTGGTCGAGCGATCCGTGCCTTCAATTCCATGAGGAACAAGAAGTCTCAAGTCCTTGTTTATGACATGGTTCATCGGCAGTGGCGTGGGTGTGACTGGGTTCCTCCGCAGGATGAGGACAAGGTTTCGTTGCTCTTGAGAACCATCAATGACCTCAAGCGTGATGTTGCGTATCTGAAGACCGCGGTGAAGAAGCATGAACGATCGATTGGCCAACTCGAAAGGAAGCGTTCGGGTAAGCGTAAGGAGGAGGATGAATCGAAGAAGGAGGAGGAGGCTCCTAGCTACGAACCCGTCGTCGATGAAACATTGATGGAAGCAGCGAAAAAAGCCTCTGCCGAGGAGGAAGAGGCTGGTGGAGAAGACTGGTGGAAAGCTATGCGCGCCGCCTTGGCCGATGTGGAGGTGGTTGCGGCTCCTTCAGTTGCGCCCCGGTCATTAGCATCGGGTTCCACTGCTCCCACAGAATACCCTTGGGAGAATGCTGAAGATGAAGTGAGCTAGACTGGAGCCGCGATCCGCGCTTGCAGAAGGCCAACTGGAACCTTCTAGGTTTGTTTTGGCCTACCTCATGCAGAACCGCTATCTCACGCGCCCAGTTGGCGAGTTCGGAGGAGCCGAAGCCTGAGTGGGCCAGTTCCATTGTGGTGAGTGGTTCATTGCTTTCCTTACGCTGAGGTTTGGCAACGTGATGCATCCAGATCCAAGCGACCTTGGTCTCGTGTAGGATGGGCTGGAGTTTGTTGCGAAGGAACACGCTGACCTCGCCCTGGTCCGAAAGGTCACCGCCGAAGTAGCTGAATAGTGGATCGGCCACGATGACATCGAGCTTGGATTTGTGGATGAACCGGCGGGCGTAGGCGAGGAACTGGTCACCGGTACGGACGGCTTCGGTGCGGAAGTGGAGGTTTTCTTGGAGGATAGCGATCTCGCTGACGCTCATGTTGAGTCCTTTGATGACCCCGCGGAAGGCTTCGGCGAGGTCACCCTTGTCGTTCTCGGCCTGGATGACTCCGATCTTCAATCGCTTCACCGGCTTGATCCCGAAGAATTCGAGGCCGAGGCACCAGCGGATGACGATCTGCATCATGAGGCTGGACTTCCCGATCCCGGTACCACCGCTGATGATCATGGAGGAGCCGCGGGTGAGCCAGCGTTTGCCGATCAGGTTGTCGGGATCGTTGTCTGGATCGAAGTTGATGAGGTCTTTGATCGAGACCACCGTGGACTTGTCGTCATCGGTCTCCCGGGAGGTGAGGTAGTCTTCCCATGAAGCGGAGCCGAGGTTAGTGGCCAGCAGCTTTTGCTGGGATACAGGACTACGCCATGCGCCCGGGAGCCGGGAGTAGCGCGAGGGGTTCTTGTTCTTGGCATCGATGCCCGGGATCGACGAGTAGATGATATCCCGGCGGATGTCCCACTCCTTGCGGTTGGGCGCATCTACGCGGACCCAGGCATGGATACTCTTACCACCGCTATCGATGAGTACGGTGATCGGGAGGCCAGAATCGCGGAAGAGCTTCTCCTGTTCAGCCTTGGGCTTGTCATCGAACTCCACCAGGACATGGCGGTACGCGCTGACATCGTTGTCGCTGCCGCTGTAGAGGTTGGGTTTGAAGGGATTGATGCGAACAAAGATCCCCTCGCGTTCCGGTGATAGGATGCGGGATGCCGGATCATCGAAGCGAGCGATCCATTCCTCGATGGGGATGAATGATCCAGCGGTGACTGGCCTACCCTCCTCGACGGCATCACAGATACAGACCACCTCGGTGGGAGCGAAGGCGGCTTGAAGGAACCGCTTGAACTCGCTGGCTTGAGGATCGGGCGCAACCGCTGGTGACGGTCGCTTGAAGGATACCTTGGTGATATCGAATGGAGCGGTTGAGGGGGATACCCCTGATTGAAGGAGATGGCCGGCTGGTTTGGAGTGAGACTTGGAAGCGGCCTCGCGGAGCTTGTGGATGAGTTCGCGATCGGACCAAGGTGGTTGGCAGGATTGATTCCAGCTTGAGAGCAGGGCTAGAGAGTCCGCCTCGGATAGCTGGAAGCCGTGTACGAGACCGACGGCAGCGGTGTAGGTAGTTGAGTGTCCGGACTGACCGGAGACGGCTGGCGGCACCTTGGAAAGCCAAAGGGCCGCACGTTGGTGCGGTGTCATATCGTTGTTTGTTTGGGACCGATCGTTGGGGGCTACTTCATCTTGTCTATCTTCATCAGCCGTTTGATGGCTTGAGTTTTGGGGGAATAGGTTCCGGTCTTCTTGGTGCTGGTCTTGGCGGTCTTCTTGGCGGCGGGCTTGGCTTTAGCTTTCTTCATAGGGTTTGAATTTGGTGTGGAATTCCGAGGTGAGGCGAACGTAGATGTTGCTGCCTCTTTGGTAGATGATGACGGGAGCTTTGAGTTCTGCGAGCCGATACTGGCCAACATGAAGGACTGTGACTACGACTCCAGAGTTGGATCGATTGACGAACCGGGAGGGTGGGAGAGCTGAGGGATTTTCCATATGCGACGTTCTATTGGTTCGGGGTAAGCGATCCAGCCTTTAGCGATGCCCCAAGCAATTATCTGAGCGGACTGCTCGATGAGCCGGCGGTTCTCATCGGTGATGATGGTTCGTTCTTCTTCGGTTATGGGACCAGGTTTCTTGTTATTTGAGAGGCGGGATTCGTACCAGGGTTGCTCTTGCCTTGGGGTCTTCATGCGGTGATGAGGCGTGCAAGGATACAGTTGCAGTAGGAACCCTTGGTCTTGGCGTTGCATCGACCATGATGCACAGGGTTGGAGATGATGTGTGCTGTAAGGTCGCTCGTGAGCTGGACCAGCTCAAGGAGACGAGTGGATGCTTCTGCACAGAGCGCATTGGGGATTCCATCTTGGGTATCTAGTTCGGCTGATAGGATATTGAGCGCGTTGACGAGGTCGTGTGTTGAGGACTGTTTCATTTTTGTTTGTGGACTACGAGTCCGTTGCCTTTGGAATCAACCAGTTCTACGGATCGAACGCTCTCCATGCGGGCCAAGGTCTTGATCATCTCGATGGGATCATGGGCTTGGGACACGCAAGTGAGGTGGATATCACCATCTCCGTAGTTGGTCTTTAGATTCTCTTCGGTTCGATCACGCCGCACTCGGATGGTTCGTCCATCTGAGAGATGGACCACCTTGATGGATTCGACGAGTAAGAATGCGTGACGGCTCATTGCTTGGAGGTTTTACCGCAATGGGGGCAGTGCCGGCCTAGACCGGGATCGGCGGGTAGAGTACCAAGCCACGAGCACAGATCGTGGTAGGATCGAACACCGAAGTTCGGCCACTTGAACGGTACGATGTCACGGGTATGGATTGCATGGATGGCGGTCTCCTTGTCTTTGATCCCAAGCTTCTCCATCAAGTTCGCGTTGCGAGAACTGAGACCGGCGGTCCATTTGTTATTCGAGGCATCCCGCTTCTTGCCGGCGGCGATGATCTGGAACACCCGTTGCTTTGAGATGTTTAACTCTGCACCGATAGCTTTGTAGGTAAGTCCCTTAACCCTGAATTCTCTTACCTTATCGATTGAATCGTTGGTTTTCATGTATGTATGTTTGAGATACTTTCTTTTTTTCTTCTTTGGTTCTTTATCTATTGCAACGGTATCTGGACCGCTCGATACCGTTTCTGTGCTTTGTGGCACTGGACGCACAGGCCGGTTTGAGTTGTGCATCCGCATCCCAAGCATGCGGCCAATTCGTGACATAACAGTTTCCATCGTTGTAGTTCCTCTATTGTTTGTTTGGTTGTTTGTTCTTGATGTTCCATACGCATGAATGCGAGATACCGTATTTCTTGGCCAACTCTCTGTAGGTGAATGTTGAGTTATCCTTTAGAATGGATTCCCGAATCTTTGCTGGAACAGCTTCCCACCGCCGGCAGATCAATGGATCAGGGGCTTTGAAGGCGGGAACTGGTCCCAACATCTTCGCCATTGACTCCTTCGTCAACCCTAATTCTTGAAGTAGACTCATTTTTAATCTACTCGCTCTTCATGGGGGTGGACTGAACGCCATTATAGGCCACTGTCTTCGGCCTATAGATGCCCACTTGTTCCGTTTCCTCGACCCAGGAAGGACCGCCGCGGACATGGAATATGCAGGAAGACATTCCGTTCCATGATTTTGTAGATGACTTGGCCGAGGTGTAGGCCGATCCGAACGTAGCGTTCAGATCGTCACTGCTCATAGCCTTAACATTGGCCCAGTCGATGTCGCCCTCGTGCCACAACTTGAATCCTAGTTCCAAAGGCGCGACTACCTCTGCGATGCCGGGGAAATGCCACGCCCACTCGTCGTGCGATGATGCATCGCCGCTCATCACGGCGTAGCACTGGTAGTTGCCCAGCGGTACGGAGCCGCTGCCCCAGTCGCAGCTCTCGCCCGGTTTGAGGACCGCGCTCCTAGTAGGATGATCGTTGCATTTGGGCTGCTCAAAAAGAGCAACAAGGACAGGGACTTCGGTCTGATTTTCGATCTTGATGTGTGTGCTCATGTTAGTAGGTGTTTGATTGTTATTCGCAGGAGAAGATGGTGTCTGACCGGACAATCCCGGCAGGCCAAGTTGGCGGTGTGGTGCAGAATGATTTGTCGATGACCAGCACCTTGTCGGTGGGCTGGATCGTGAGGTTGTCGCAGTAGGTGCGGATGAAGGTAAACTCCTTAGCTTGCGACGGGTTATCGCTGAAGCCGTCGTCCACTGGCGCGGCGGTGAAAAGGTAAGATCCGTTGACTTCTCCTCCGCAAACCTTAGCAGCGAGGTCCATGCCTCGCAGGAATGTGTATTCGATTGTGGCGAACTTCCATCCATAACAATCCCACCGCTGGGCCTGTTCGATGGCCCACTCACCTGGGTCAGTGCTGAAGGCGATGGCGTGAGGTGGTAAGCCTCGATATATGGCACCGGACTCCAGCATCACGGTGCAGCCCCAAGCGCGGCCTGGTGTTGATGATAACGAGAACCAGATAGCAGGAATCATTGCCCCGGTAGGTTCTTTCAATACGAACTTGTCTCGTACCCAGACGTACTGATGCTTAGGTAGTTCTCCAATGTGGCTAAACATATTAGCTCAGTAGGTGTTTGATGATCTGATTCCGATCTTTGATCGTCGCTCTCAAGATGCTCTCCAGAACAACGTGAGGGTTGATTGTCGCAACGTGTTTCCATTCTGGATTTCCATCGATGTGCTTGGCTGTATCCAGACTTTCTACGCGAACGATGCCGTTAAATGCGTGGACGTAGATGAATGCGGGGTTCATGCCTTCCTTACCTTCTCCCGATGTCCGCAGATCGTGCAAACGTAGGTTTTTCCGCTCTTGGAGATGACAGCCACTCGGAAGCATCGCTCGCATTGGATGGTGTTGCTCATGGCAACGGTCCTCCATTCTCCCACAGCAGCAGATCGGCGCGGAGAGCGTCGTTCTCCTGCTCTAGCTTGGTTATGATATCGCACAATCCAATAATCATTACCATGTTGGCCTCCGGTTTCTCAATCTGGTTGCGCTTGCAGATTTCAAGCCCTCGTTTCTCCGCATCCAACCCAACGTCCCGCCACGGTTCTTTGATAAAGGCGGCTATCTTAATAGTACTCACGGCTTGGCCTCCTTGGCTTTGTTCCATCTGTTGCTGGAGTAATAATCACTGCAATATTTTTCCATCTCATCCCCAGCCTCCTCCAGCCGCTTGATGCGCTCATTGGCCGCGTTAAGTCCGCGTTCGATGTCACAACCCACCTGCCAGATTTTGGCAAAGCCAGCATCAGGATGGTCTAAGAGTGCAGATTGCATTCTCGGCGTGTCGTGGATCATTTTCGTGGCGTCAGGAATATGATCGCTCATTTCGATTCCTTCCATTTAAACTGAGGTTTACCGCTTGTGTCGGCCACCCATTCGGCATGGCCTTTGATGACGGCTTCTTGTTGTACTTTATCAATTCCTCCAACAACTCCAATTCGGTTTGAAGCAAAAACAGAGATTATAACCGAAACAGCTATTGATATAATAAGAGGAGGGTTGTCTTTCATTTCGCCTTCTCCCTCGCTTTGAGCATTGCGTCGGCCAGTTGATAGGCACATTTGGAAATAGTATTAACATCAAAAGACTCGTATGCTTTCCACGCTACTGGCAACGCACCCAATGCGAATAGGTCGCGCATGGTTGGGCCATCGTTGTGTTGTATTCCCGGTGGTGTCGGAAACGCTGGTCCGCCGTCGTTGATTGTTCCTCCTTTTATTGGAAAGTTTCCGATTCCCATGTCCTCACCTCGGAAAAATACGTTGGGGTTTGGTTGGTTGCTCATTTCGATTCCTCCATCACTCCGCACGGGAGCCATGTTTTACCACCGTCGATGGAGTGTTCGTATTTTTCACACCAATCCTTTCTGTTCTCTTCGCCAGATGTGCGGTCGATCAACCAACGTGTTTTGGGGTATTCACGATTCCTCGCCTGCATTCCTAGCGGCACCTCATCCGCAGTCCACGGGCGGAGTTTAGCGGTGGGTTTGATGCGGTACTTTGTGTCGTCCCAGCCCCACCGAGGTACATAGAGCTTTACCCATATTCCGTTATACCGATGTTCCACTTCCTTCCCATCTACGAACGCCTGCATTACGCGGATGGCTTCTTTGGTTTCTTCGATGTTCATTTCGCATCCTTGTTCTTGCGATTCCTTGTCCAGTAACTGAACGCATAGTTCTTCACCTTCTTAGCCGCTTTGTGAATTTCTCCAGCCTCTTTCTTGCTGATGCTGTACACGCCGGTGCCGCTATCGATGAAGCTCTTGATTTTGTCGCTCATCGGCCACCTCCGAGTGCGTAGTGCAGCACCAGCAGGGCGTCACAGTTCTTGAGCGTGACGTCTAATTGCGGATACAACTCCTGGGCCTTGCTCTTGAGCTTGCGCTTCCATTCCGCGGAATTGGCGCATGACCGCTTTCCACCGAGTCCAAGAGGATCCTGCCAGATCTTAGGCTCCACTCGATGAAGCGCGTAACCTTGAGAGTAGGCCAGTCCTTGGACTATGCCGTAGTTCTCGTGCAGGGTTGCCACGCTTGCTGAGGGTGTGAGCTTGGACACGAACTTGGGTACCTTCTCGATCCATAGGTGACTGTCCGCCACCTTGAATCCGCTGAGGAGTTGCGCCATATCGGGCAACGACTCGGGCATTGCGAAGAGAAGGATGCCGTCCTTGGTGTGGATAGCGAACCCCCCGTTTACGCCTGGGTCACAGGCTACGATTGTTTTGTTCATTGGTTTTTGTTTGTTGAGACTTGATGGTGATTGAGTGGCCGACATAGATACCAGCGATCACGCACAGTGGCAGAAGGACTGCCATGCCCATGATAGTCAGTGCGGTGTTCATAGGATCGTGCATCCAAGTTCCTTGTAGCACCTGACCCGTTTCTTGGAGTGAGCCTGAGCCAGAGGATGGAAGGTATCCTTGAAGTCATGGATGAAGGCAGTGTCCTTTCCTGGTGCCCGCCGCAGCGCACGGCTGGCCCGCTGGATGGTTTTCTGTGCGCTTCGCCCTCCAGATACCATAATCAATGTCTCGACGTTAGGAAGGTCAAGACCCTCATCGGCCAGCGAGGTGGCGATCATGGTTCGTACGTTCCCTGCCTTGAACTCTTCCATCGCTTCGCGGCGAGCTTTCTTGGGCATCTTGGAATACACCAGTATCGATCCTTCGATCTTGCTGGCGTACATCTCGCCGAGTGTTACCCGCGGTACAAGCACCAGGGTAGGTCCAGTTGCAGATGAGGCATTGGCCAACATAATGGCGACCCCGTTCCGGAGCTTGTTGCCACAGATACCGATCTCAGTGAGTGCTTCCCAAGCGCACATGGCCCGAAGGATGGGCTGACTCACTTGCATGTACCTCTTGCGATCGGTGAACAGCCTCTCGATTTGATCATCGATCTTCTGCTGGAGATGGAGGTCAGTGGCGTCATTCATGAACACGGTGGCATGAGCGAGTACACCGGCCAGTTCATCACGGCGGATCTCGAACTGGGTATCGCGGAACATCTTACGAAGGATCTCATTGCGCTCGGGATCATCGGACCAAGGAGTCGCGTCAAAGCCGAAGCGAAGTCCTTTGCAGGACTCGATGATCTTACGCCAGGTGGTCGCCGGCGCATGCTTGGCCTCATCGACGATGATCAGGTTTTTACGGGAGAAATCTACGGAGTCATGGGGGCAACGAACCTCGACCCGTGAAGTATCGACTCCTACTGCTATGAGCGAATCGATTGCCTGCTGACAGGTCTCACGGGTAGGAGCAAGCCATCCGAAGGTCCACTCGGGCCATCGAGCAAAGTGCTTGATAATGGAGGAGGCGATGACGGTCTTGCCGCATCCAGCAGGAGCAATGATGAGTCCATCGGCTCCAGACTTAGCCCACTCGACGGCTCGTTGCTGGTAGGGACGAAGCAGAAATGCTTGCGTCGAATTGGTTTCGGGATGATCTTTGGTCTGCATAGCGTTCGTTGCGACTATGTTTGTTTGGGACTCGATCACCCCCGGGAGCTGCACCTCCCGGGGGCTTTCGTTTAGATATTAGATGGCGTCGAGATCAGCGGGCACCTTCTTCATGCGGCGCACTCGGAAGGTCGTTTGTTCGGCCCCGTGCTTGTCGGTGTACTTCTCCTCCTCGATTACGATCACGAGGGACAGACCAACGAATCCCTGAAGGAATCGGAGGAAAGCCCCTCCAATGCTAAAATCGAACTCATCTCCATCAGCGATGTTAGCTTCGGTGGCACTGATGAGGGCTTGGAGCCGCCACATCATGGTGTCCTTGAGAACGAAGCGGTCGCTGATGACTTCGCCCGCTGGCCCCTTGTAACGGAGGGTTGCGACGGCGTTGCCAGACTTGTCGAGTCCATCGTCCTTGCAGGAGTTGACGGTGACGGTGTATTCGCCGGGAGCGGCGAACGGCTTAACTTCTGCGGATGCTCTATCTACTTTGAATGTCATATTATTGTGCGTTGGTTGATGTTTGTTATTCGGACTGACGAGCCGCCCACGCGGGCAGCGAGAGTGTTTGGGTGGTGGAAGGGTAACAAGGCCAAGAGTTGAGTTCCTGGCATTCGATAAACGTGCGGAGCTGCTCGTCGATAATGGAGTTACCAAGATCGATGGCCTGCTGGTCGAGTTCGTAGCAGCAGACTCCGTAGGGTGCTTCCTTCTCGACTGCGATGAAGATGAACCGGTTGATGCCGGTGATGCGCTGATACCAAGCGGCTTGAACATGGTAGCGGAACTGAGCGCAAGACTTGGCAAAGGCCGCGGGTGAGGCGTCCTGGGTGGTCTTGAGGTCGATGATGTAATCCTTGCCGATCCCATCGATACGGGCTTTGACCTCGATGCCGGACCACTCGGCGAAGTAGGAGACCTCGGTCTTGATTCCATCCAGTAGGCCAGCGGCAGCAGGATGAGCGTGAACCGCATCGGCTGCTCCGGTGAGGTTGTTCCACTGATCTTGAGGCAGCGGGATCTGTCCGTTGTCGATGATCAGTTGGTAGTCTTCCTTGCCCTGCTTGGTGCGACGATCACCAGTGAACATCCTGTAGGTCAGAATAAAGCGTTCCGGCTCTAGGACGGCGCAATGGGCAGCGGTACCGAACTCCAGCGCGGGACTGGATTCGTTGCGGGTCTTTCCATCCTGCCAAGAGCGGAAGTGCGCGGGGGACTTACGGAACTGATCGAGACCAGACTTCGAGAGTGCCTTCGCCTCGTGGTAATCCGCGGCGGGCATGTCGTACATGATATCAACCATTGGAAACCTCCGTGGTGGCGATCTCAGGGGTGACGATGACGGCGAGCTTGCTGAGGATGAGGTCCGGCTTGGAGATGTACTTGGAAGCGACCGCATCGGGGAGATCGCGGAAGGTCTGACCATCCTGAATGCGACCGGCTTTGAGAAGCAGAGCGTTAACCTCTTGCTCGCGGTCCTCGAACAGGGCTTCAAGCTTGGCGGTGATGTCGAAGCTCTTGGTGGGAGCTACCGATACCTCGGTGAGAGCGGGGGTAAACTCCTCGGTCTCCTCCGGTGTGTAGATGCCGGCCACAACCTCTGGGGCGAGCATGCGAACCGCTTTGGATATACAACGAGCGCGGAGCATTGCGGATGGATCCTTGGCCCATCCAGACCCCGGCTTGGCGGGCAGTAAGCCGGCCATCTTAGCGTCCTCGGTGGTGAAGGAGATCTCGCAAGCATTGCCGTCGTAGGTCCAGAGGGCGATGGCGGCGCGGGAGTCGAATTGCTTCCAGAGGATCTTACCTCCGCGGGCACGGTACCCGGCAAGCATGGCGTCTGAGCGCATGCTCAAGGATCCGTTGATGATGTGATACTCACGTTTGAAGTCGAAGGGGGTCTTCTTCTCGGCGGCGCATTGCCACGCGATAAGCTTACCTTGTTCGACCTTGGTGCAGCCCAGCATTCCGCTGGCTGCGATCCACTCGCCCATCTTTTCGATGGCTGAGATTGGATCCTGTATTTTGCTGTACATCTCGGAGTTATCCGAGGGGGACGTTGTCGTTGCGATTGAGTTGTTCATTGTGGGTTTTGTCTGAGGAGTTCCTCGATTACATCGGAGCGGACACGGATGGTTCTCTTCGTCGCCTTCATGGCTGGAAGCTTTCCTGACCGGATCCACCGACGCACCGTCTCGGGATGAGTCCCGAGAGCCGAAGCAATCTCTTGGACGGTTAGAAGTTTTACGCTCACGCAAGCCAAAGTAGCAGCGTGTTGCAAACTGTCGAGAGTTTTCTTTCGGAAAGTTTACTCGGGGGGTTGTTGGAAGCCCCGGCGAGCGGCGACTGGCGTGAGGGTTTGGCCGGATTCTCGCAGTTCCTTGAGGAAACGGTACTTGCCGATTTCCCCACCTTTCTCGTAGGCGGATCGCAGCAATTTCAGTTTGATTTCATCGGTTCCTTGCTGGTACTGGCCGCTAGTAAAGACCCGCTCAGAAAGCCCTCTCCGGTAAAAACCAACGAGTTGAGAATACCGGTCATATTGCTCCGGATTCATCCGCTCAAAAGTTTTGTTATGAAAAGTCAGCGAAGGGTTTGGAACCGATGGAATCGCGTTGTTGTCCGCCGTCTTGCGCCAGAGGCGGTAGATCGAGGCGTTGAGAGGATCAGCCTCAATGGACCGACTTTTCCACGCATCGAAGAAATTGTAGGTCCAAGGATTCTCGCCCTTTGGCGTCTGCTCAACAGCATCTCCCCACAAATCTCGGCGCACCGGCATGGAGTTTGGATCCTTTACACCAGGGATGGCCAACCCAAGGGCGGCGTACCGCTGGTTTAGCTCGTTAATCGAATCCTTTATGAACCCTTCGCCGCCAATTGAAGGCAGGTATTCACGCTCAGCACGGCGAGCTGCACCGAGGATATTGGGAGCAAGAGGTGATGCTGCGGTAATCGAAAGGTTTTTCACAAATCGATCCAGTGAATTCGATGACTCTTCGGACATCAGCTTGATGAAGTCGCTGGTTCCTTTAAGGAACTGCTGCTCCATGATGAAGTTGATTCCAGAAAGAGCTGCACCTTTTCCAAGCGATAGAAAATCGGGATCACTCGTCTTGGACCGCTCTTGGATTCGACGGGTTGTTCCCACCATTAACCCGATGGCTCCGCTTGTTCCAAGTGCTGACAGATCTTTCACGCTATCACCGGGCCGGAACGATGGGTCTTCTCCTTTAACTAACCGTCGAAGTGCGCTGGTGTTGATCGTGCCTGGAGGCATCACGCCACCAGCTTTGGCCAACTCGCGAGCCTTGTTGGTCTCCCCTGGAGTATCCAAATTCGGTGTAATCACACCCTTGTCGTAAAGGTAATAGTAGGCTCCTGCAACCGTGGTTCCTACGATCAATCGAGCGGTCGCCGTATTGCGCTCTTTGGGAGTCATCTTTGACCAATTCCGAAGTACACCAGCAGGGGTGAACTGGAGGATTTCAGCGGCAACATTGATCGGTGTTTTCTGGAACAACGAGATCAACCGATACGGGATATAGAGAGGGGTTTTTTCTCTTATGAATTGATTGATTCCTGCAACGCCCTGAGTCGCAACATTGTCTTGCTGGAAGATTGAACGGGCGGCTTCGAACTCAATTTGACCAAGATCTTCGGCGGTGAATCCACGTTGGCCAGCAGCTTGAGCCTCATCGGAAATGAGCATTAACTTAGGGTTACGAGTAGCCACACGGATTTGCCCTTCCGATAAACCCCGCTGGCGACCAATCTCTGAAATTACACGGGCGCGTTCAGCCTGACGGAAAGGAACATCGGTCGCTTGAGTCATCCTAAGCATGACGTCTGGAATGACGCCTACCGTTGCTTCGACTAGGTTGCGAATAACTGGTGTTTCCTTGTACTCGCCAGACATGGCTTCAAACAAGTTTCTCCATGCCCTCTGAAAATTAAGTGGATTTCCAATGCTTGTTCCAAGCTCATAAGGATTTCCTTCTGAACCCTTAAGCATGATACGCTTTGCTGTTGGAAGCGATTTTCCAAACGCCTCGATACGCTTAAGTGTTCGTGATCGGATGTCGTATGAGTTGTTCTTTCCTCCAGACAACGCGGAATCAATTCCCATCGCAGTAAGGTCTGCTAACTCTCTCAATGGGGCGTTGATAGTGTTTCCAAGCACGTTGCGAATAATGGAGATCGGACCCATCACAGATCCTTGAACCATCGACAAAAACAGGTCTGTTGCAGTAGATGGGTTTATGCGAGCAATCTGCTCATTTAACACAACATCAGCTTCAGATCGAAGAGCATCGGCCATGTCTGCGAGACCAGACGCAATTCTTTCTCCACGGACATCTCCTTTGTTAGCTGCATCTGTCATCAGGATCTCAGCGCGTTTAACGGCATCAACAGCACCGCGATACTGATCTATTGAATTCCCCAGTTTAGTGGCCTGCTCAGGAGTGATCATCCTTCCACGTTCAGCCATCGATTTCGTGACCAACTGAACCACTCCTTCGCGAGATGCTGACTTCAGTAGCTTGAATTGGTTGATGAGCTGACCCCAAGTGGTTCCGCTTTCAGCCAAGGTAAGCGATAGATCCGCAGCTTCTTTGGTGCGACCTTCATTGATCAACCGGTTGAACAGTTCCATTCCCGAAGCAACGCGGGTATTGGACTTAGCATTTCCAAGATCAGCATTAAGCTGTTCAGGGGTTGCAACCGATACTTGATCGACCACTTGTTCAACATTCTGCGGAAGATATGAAGCACGGGGCGATTTCGCTACCGATTCACGAATAACCGGAGGAACACTTGGGGAGGCGGCAACGCGCTCAGCAAATGCGCGAGGTTCCATTTTCGGAGGAGCTTGAATTTGTGATGGTCGTTGGATTGTTCGCGTGAGTTGGTTTGCAAACTCAGCCTCATCAAAATTCTCTTTAAAGTTCTGTTGAGCGTAACGTAATCCAGCAGCAGCGGCGTCAGCAATAGATCCTCCAGCGCGGATAATTTCTTGAGCTACAGTCAATGCCCCATTCCAAGCTGAACCCATAAGCTGTGGGAACGGATTCATACCAAGCCCAGGTTCTACATTAGTACGAAGACCTTCGAGTTTTTCTGCAACGCCCTCGGCCTTTTGCCGGAACTTACCTTGGGTTTCTTCCAAAGATTTCTGCCAGACTTCGTTAAAAATTGTGCGTTCAGCAACAGGTAATCCAACCTCTTTACGGCCAATACCAATTGCCTTCTCAATGCTTTTCTTTGTAACCTTAGCCGGTTCTCCGCGAACAGCACCAGACTCCAAAGCGTCTGCAACAGCTTCAGCGGCAAGTCGTTTATCACGGGAAGCAAGTGCGCGATTTAGCTTCTCATCAACAGTTTCAAGAGCGGTGGATGTGCGAGAAGCAGTTTCCTGTTCAGCAGCGATTCGCTCGTCGCGCAATCGGAGTCGTTGAGCGAGGATATCCTCAGTTGACCTAAGCGGAGTCCCCTCTTGAACAGCAGCTTCTACTTCACGCAGGGGAAGCATTCCACCTTCAGCCGCAGCACGAGTGCCTTCTCCAATCACTTCTGGTTGATAGATGAACGGTTCATCCGGATTCATTCCGGAGATCAACTCGCGGAACTGCGTCTTAAAATCTTGAACCGGAACGATTCGATCCATCTGATCGATGAGTCCGCCCACCTGATTGATGGCTTCTCCAACGGTCTGTTTTCGAGAAGCAAGGTTATCAAGCACATCGGCTTGAGTAACGCCTTTGCTTTTCAGTCCGAAAGACTTTCCAACTTGCGCTCCAAGACCAGCAGCAAACAGTGTTCCGATAGCAGCCTCAAACGAAGCTTTGAGTTTCTGCTCTGGAGTAGCTTCTGGATCAGCAATGGTCTGCAACGCAACACCAGTTGACTCGGCGGCTCCTCTGGTAACCTCGGGAGCTAAGACAGCAGGAATGGCTTTTCCAACTTGTTCAGTTGCACGAGCCGCTTCTGACGCACGAGTCAAATCCGCAATCTGTGCGGCGCGAGCGGCGGATGGAGCGGTAGATTCTGCAAACGCTTCAGTGGCGGCTGCAACCGATCTAGGAATTTGAGTGGCTTCTTTAGCAGCACCCGCAATCCCCATCGTCATCAGATTCATCGGGGAAAGAAGATCAGCAGCAACTTGGCCTGCTACTTCTCCTGCCGGACGAGTCACTGACTGCGGAATTGATCGAAGACCAGGAGTAACGATTCTCGCAATGTCAGCGGCTTTTGCACCTAGAGACGCTCCCAGTTCGCGTTTCTCAGGAGAAGCAGACAAGAGGGCCATGATGCCTTCCTTGTCGATACGGGATGCGCCTTCGAGCATTCCCTGCTTTGGTTCTCCACCAGTGACTTGCTGGAGAACTCTTCCAGCGGTTGCGACATCTTGGGGGGTTGGACCACCAAACGCCAACGGAGCGACAAGACGAGCCAATGAAGGGGCCACAGACTTGGCCTGCTCGTACAAGCTAGGAGGAGCCTGGAGAACTGGTGCATCTGGATATTTCTGTTTGCCAGCAAAAACGAAGGCCCGCTCGACATCTTCCTTTGTCGGGGGCCTGTCGCCTTCCAGCTCAAGAGTTACTCCAGTGGCATCCTGAGTGACTTCGTAGATAGGCATATTATTTCATTCTGACTTTAAACCCCGGAATGTCAGTCGATTTCTCTTCTTCAGGCTTTTTAGTTGCTCCAGCGGGCGGAGGCGCACCGAATCCTTGTCCTTGATTTGAAAACAATTGTTGAAGAATCTTTTGTTGTTCAGCAATAGGAACTGGTTTCTTGAAACGAACAGTAGGTTGCATCTGACCAGTCAGAGAATCCGTTGAATATGTAACTTCATACGGGGGCTCTTCAGAAGGCTTCTGCTCAAGAAATTGCTTGAGCTGAGGAATCTTATTTGAAAGCTCAGATATCTGATCAGCAGTGCCTCCAACAGTTCCATATCCTGGAACATTGATTTGAGTGTACCCTGACTTTATTTTCTTGGCCTCATCTTTCTGTTCCTGTATGGCCTTCTCGTAAGCAGCCTGTTCCTCAAGAGATTCAATCGGCTCCAAGGCCGGTATAGGCATGGCCATTGATCCGCCAAGCTGGTACTCAGGACGAGCCTTAAGTTGGCCAACCAATGATGGACGTAGAGTTTCGCGCTTTTCACCGGCTTCTTTTGCCCGAGTTTCTGAAGCAGCTTTATCGCGGGCAGCGATTAATTTAATCTCGTCCTGAAGCCTCTGCTGCCGTTCAGCTTCCATTCGACTGCCCAACCTTTCTTCATTCAAAGACTTCAAGTTTTCTTCCATCAACGCCCGCTTCGCATAGTTCCGATTGCGGATATCCTCGTTGGTCCCGGTGAACTCGCCGGCAATACCACCGGTAAGCATGGAGAGCCCCTTCATGAAAGGGTTGATGCGCTGATTGGCCTGCCGCTCAAGCATAGCCCTGATGTCCTCCGTTTCTTCTCTGGTAGCCATAAGATATAGTTTTTAACCCTGCAACGACCGCATCGCACCCCGTCTCCTGAACCCGCTCATGGCGGCATTCATGATCTGATCGGGATCGTAGTTGATGTATCGGTACTGGTCCTGTTGTTGTTGGGAGTTGGCCAGCAAGTCAGCGTAGAGCTTGGCGAAAGGATCGGCCTGACGATCGGGTAGAGGAACCTCCTTGGTGCCCTTGGTGGGGATGACGGTTTCGCGCCTTACGAGAGGAGTGACTGGCTCCCTAGGAGGAAGGGGGGTTCCAGTGTAGGTACCAGTGCCGGTGCCGGTGCCGGTGCCGGTGCCGGGTCGAACTCCGCCACCGGGAGGAGTTGTGGTCGTGCCACCGCCAGGAGGAGTGGTTGTGGTTCCACCACCGGGAGGGGTGGTTACAACAGGAGTAGTTACGTTTATTGGAGGGGTTTTTACAAAAGGTATCCACTTACCATTTTCCCAATCCCAAATATTACCTTCATTATCAGGATAAACATCTCCAACTTTTATTCCACCAGTTCCTGGAATAACAGTTCCTTCGGTTACACCTTCAGGAGTTACTATTGGTCTTTTGATATCTGTATTGCCAGTAGCTATTCTCCAAGGTGAATCCTTAAACTCATCACCAGGTTTTGGTTTAACATCTTCTTTCCAGTCAGGAGTTATGTCTTTAACACCACCAAGACCAGCCGTTACATCTCCACCAGTGTTATCAAACCCACCTACGCTAGTAGTTGTAGGTTCATCCGCTCCAACAGATTGATATGATTCAACTGGTGTTGGTGTTACTTGAGAAGTTGAAGGTGCGGTGTTGACTCCAAAATTAAACTTCTGAGGTACAACTCCTTTATCCAAATCTTCTTGAGATACTGAATACGCACTTGGGCGTATAATTGTATCCCTAATATTGTTTCTGTCAGCATAGAGAACATCTCCATTCTCCATTTGCCCGATAGGTATATAATCCGGAATCGTTCTTCCCGGTATTGAAACCGGTTCTCCACGAGTTACAACGCCTTGAGGAACCGAAGGTATTTGGCCTGCAAAGTCAGAGGGGTTTACGTCAACCACTCCGATTGTGCCACCAAGATCACCGGGTGGAACGAGACCTGTAAAACCATATCTATCCTCAGTCTTCGGATCCAGCGGGGTTCCGATTCCTGTTCTTATAAGCGCATCCTGCTCATCCGTATTCCCAATGTTGATTCGCTCAGTGGGTTGATCTCGGATGTTGTAATCGATGTTTCCAAAACCTACGTCTGAAGGAGCAGCCTGAAACTCAAAGCCTCCCGTCCTCCAGTTGTATGGAGCTTCTTGTCCATACGGATCTAAACCGTAAAACAAATCACCAACCCTGACTCCTGCCATATTGGGGACTAAATCTCCCATCTTGTATCCGGGATATCCCGGGAACTCATCTACGGCATTGGCCTGATTCAGGTCTTGAGCCAGATTATCGATTGCGTCAGCCATATATCAGTTTTTGGGGATTATGCTGTTGATTCGAGCCATCATCCAGTTGGCCACAAGCTTCTTGACCTTAGGCTTGTTCTTGAGCCACTTCGCAAACTTCTCGGCGTTGCTGTCGTAGAAGCTCTTGAACCACTTCGGTCCAACGAGTTCCTTCCAGAAGTAGAACGCCTCCCACTGATCGGGGATACACTCACGAGCGACAAAGCATCCGCCAAGCCCGAAGCCCGCGTAGGATGATCCAAGGTTACCAATCGCACCAGCATACCCCTTGAACTGATTCATGAAGGAGTTCGCTTGATCGGATGTGTATTGGTTCTGAGCGTTTGTGAGCGCAAAGTTACTACCCATCTTCATCAGGTCTCCAGGGCTAGATAGCTGGGCACCCTGAATTAACTGAGGAGTCATAAACGGAGAGGCACCCTGCTGAAGACCACCTAGTTGGGCGGCTTGGGATGAGACCGGTTGGAGTCCTAGGGCGGACTGGACGTTGGCAATGTTCTGCTGGCGACCGGACAGCATCTGCTGCTGCGAAGCCATCTGGCCTGCAAAGCTCTGTTGCGCCGCGGTGTTCCGCTGGCCGGTGGCCGCGAGGATGTTCTGGAAGGCTTCCTGTGCGTTTCGATTGGCAGTATCGCTCGTGCTTTGACCGCTCTGAAGCAAGCCCATTGCAGCGTTCCAGCGTTGAGAATTGGCGTTACCAAGAGCATCTTGAATTGCGAGCGACTCACGAAGAGCCGAAGGATTGCCAAGAACATTGCCAATGGAACTACCGCGAGCGCGAGCAGCCTGTTGGACTCGTCGCTCCATGCTTGGATCCAGAGTACCAACCTGAGAAAGACCCTGTTGGATCTGACGTTCAAGCTCGCTACGGATCAACTGAGAAGCCCCGGTATCCTGTTGGGCACCGGGCATCCCAACCCTCTCGTAGGTGGGAGAATCTATCCGCGTATCCGGAGCGGCGGCATCACCCTTAACATCGCTGAGGAATTGCTCGTAGAGATCGAACTTCCGAGGATCAAGAGCCTCCAGCTCGTTTCGACGTTGTTGGGCAAACTGCGTTCCATACAGCCTTGCAACATCAAGTTGTTCTTTAGCTAAAGGATCTGCAAGTTTTGATAAAGCAAGAGCTGTTTGCTTGGTGATATCAACATCACCAATGCCTGTAAAATCGTATGTTCTTTTGGCACCTTCTGGACCGTATTTAATTTCAGTGCCAGATCTAGCGGCTTGTTCTAATGCAC